GTTATCAACTATCGGATTTTCTTGTCCAGCATTTTTAAAAGCACTAGCCATATCTTATTATCCTCCAAATACAACAGCAAAAGCAAGAATATCTCCTGCTAAAGCTAATGTTCCACTTGAATCTGGTAACTTAACGGTTCTATCTCCTGTTGGATCCTCAACCGATAAAGTTGTTTCATACGAATCAGCTGTAGCACCTTCAAATACTATATTTGCATTATTAAAAACTAAATCATTTGTTGAAATAGCTCCTGCACTTAATACGGTGTCTATATCAATTGCTGTAGCACCACCCATTTCTTTAACGGTACTTGAATTGAGTTTAGAATAAAACTTACCATCAGTAAGATTCATTGCTAATTCACCAATTTCTAAATCACCTGTCCCAGGAATAGATGAAGCGGTAAAACTTCGTTTTGGTTTTATTACTTGATAAGCCATTAGTATGGTCCACCATCAATTGTATGTGCCGCAACAGCACCACTTGTTACCGTGAAAGTGTCAGTATCAAAAGAAGCGATTCCTTTATTTGTTATCGTAGCGTCTTCTCCAGTAATTGTTATTGTTGAACCAGAAGCAGAAGTATCAATTCCTTCTCCACCAGTTAATGTTAAAGTTCCTTCTATAGCTGTACTAGGACTACCTGTATCACTATCACTTGCTAATGTAATGTTAGGATTATCAAGTTTAGCAGCAGTAATACTTCCTGCTAACATAGCGTTTGTAATTCCTAAAGCTTTAATTTGTATTTTGTCTGATATAACTTGAATTGAAGAATCATCTACATTTACATCTAAAGTATTTCCTGCTTTTACAAGAGCTAAACCAGCAACTATTTGTCCAGCACCAGAAAATTGAGATACTCCTAATTCTGTATTGTTTGATAAAGTACCATCAGACATTGTAGGTGAACCAGAGTGAGTAAATGTATAACCATTATCACTATTAACCGTTCCTTCTTCAACAAAAGTAAATGAACCACCTGTTAATTTAGCTCCACTATTTGCGTCTGTAGCTCTTACCAATCTCCAGTTAGTAGAACCATCACCTATGATTGATACATAATAAATTCCATTTTGTCTTTTTTCTGTTTGGTCTTTAACTAAAACTCTATCGTTTAATGCTAATGCAACACCATCCAATGTTATAGCCGCTTGAGTATCAGCATTATCTAATCTAGCATTTATTTGGTCATAAGTAACCGTTAAATTAGCTGTTGTAGTAATTCTACAACTTTCTTTAACATCTAATCCTGAAGTAAATCCATCAACATACTCTTTAGTTGCTAATGCGTCAGAACCAAAACCTGCTCTATCTTTATATCCACTAGGTACGGTAACAACACCAGTTCCGTGTGGAGTTAAAGTAATGTCTTTATTACCAGCAGTTGTTGAAATATCAACTCCATTTAAAGTCAAGTCATCAACAACAGCACTTGTTAATCCTGCAATATCAGTAACCGTTTGACCAAGAGTTAAAGCAGTAGAACCTAATGTTGTGTCAGTATTTGCTAATTTAACATTAGTTACACCACCGTCTGTAAGTTGAGTTGTTCCAATTGAAGCGTCTTGTACTTTTATTGTAACCGTGTTTGCAGTAACCGCTGTATCAATTGTTCCATCACCAGTTAATAATAAAGTAGCATTTGTTTGATAGTTAATTGTAGCAGCAGCACTATCTTGGATAGTTAATGTAGTATCTACATCATCAAATCCTAATTGAGCTTCTGAACCACTTGCTGTGGTTACTTTTAAAAATTGTCCAGCACTTCCAGCACCATCAGGTAATAAAAGTGTAGATGAATTTGTTAATGATAACGGAGCTTTTAAAACAACATTATTTGAACCGTTGTTTAATGCTTCGTTAAATGTCAATTGACCTGAATCGGCAAGTGCGTTACCAACTACCAATTGGTCAATTCTATTGTTTGAATCTGTTGTTATTAATTTTTCAGCAGTAACGGTACCGTTTGTAGTTGGAAATAAAGTTGTAAAATACTTACCACCAATTACATCAATATCATTTGCGTTACCACTTCCGTCAACCCCACCTGTACCAGCAAATAATCTATCTCCATGATTTCCTGCAGTTCCTGTTCCATATGATAAAGCTAATTCTCCAAGTTTTAATATACTAGGTTTGTCTGTTGTTGAACTTCTTTTTATCTTTATTATTGTTGACATAGATTATTCTCTCTCTTTAATATGAACCACCGTTTAGTGTTATTGAACCTGTTGTAGTTGTGATTTCGTCTCTTACAACAAATTTATCACTTGTTGAAGAATATTGAATCATTGAACCATCTAATAAAGAAGTTGAGTCAACATCTGCTAAAAGTCTTAGCTTCAAAGTTGAATTAGTAACAGCAGTTTGAGCAGCTGCTCCTGCAGGCATAGTAACTGATACTTGCTGAGGTCTACTAATCGTTGAGTCTATTCTAGCTTTTATTTGAGACACTTGTTTTCTCCCTTATTGTTAATATTTATACCAATTAGGAACTGAAAACTAATTACTATTAAAGAATTTAAACGGTAACATTAGGGCGAACGGTTATAATCCCTTCTATAACCCTGGTAACTACGCTATCTGCTGTCCTAGTAACTTCTACATCATAGACATATCTAGTTGGTGCGTCTAAAGCCGCTGTCTGTGCTGAAGTTAATGATAATGTGATAATTCCTGTTAGTGGATTCGCTACAGCAGTCGTCATAGCAATTCTTGTTTTTGTACTTTCATACCCTTTAGCACATTTAGCTTCTATGGTATATCCAGTCAAATCCCAAGCCTTTCCATCATCTCCTGCTAAACTAATATTGCTTGAAAATGTAGTGCCTTGGTCTATTCGTAAGTTAGCAATCGCCGCCATTTAATATCTCTACTTTACTTTATTTTCTGTTTTTGGTTCTAATATTGGTGTTTTTGTTTCTACGGTATTATCTTTAGGAGCATTGGGGTCAATTCCTAAGAATTCACAAATTTTAGTATTATAAAATCTTATCAATACCTCAATTTTTTCCGCTTCAATCTCCAACCTAGCACGATTTTGAACAAGTTCCTGACGAGCAATGACATAATTTTTAGTCTTGTCGTCAAACTTCGTTTCATCATAGTCTTTTCCATTAATCTTAATAGCCATAATTATTTCTCCTTATATTTACTATTTATACTAATTCCAGTATCGTATCTTATTTCTTTTTCATACCAATCCCTAATATCAGGTATCATTCCTAAAGTTTCATCCTCTGGGAAAGCAGATATTATTGGATTGTAAATATGTTTCTTGTCTTTATATATTTCAAAGTATGGGTCATTACTATACAATAACGCTTGGTCATTTAATAAGTCCCAAAAGTTATCTCCATAATCTCTCTCTATCCACTTCGCATAACATATCGCTACACAATAACTCTTTGCAGGATATATAAACTTATCTACTCTTTCGTTCCAATGTTTAATAGCGTAATCTATTATATCTTGGTCACCCCATATTAAGGATATCTCTTTATCCATTAACATATCCGAGTGAGTAGGATTTAGTCTATGGTAAATTTCTTGTTTGAGCTTCCATTCTTTCATAACTTATATACTCCAAATTTTTACAATCGCTCCATTCAGGAATGTTTATATTTAAATAACTTTTTTTGTTAACTTTATAAAATTTAATCCAATGATACCACTTAAACAATTGTTTCCATTCTAGTATCCAACCTTGTACATAATAATTACTAGGGTGCGTATCTTTTTTATAAAATTTCTGTCCTGCATATATATTATTAAATCCTTTACCCACACTATATAAATCGTGTCCAACTAGATAGACTTCTTTTAATTCTCTAATATCTTTACAAGCAATATAACCACTTAAAGGACCTGATGACCAATCCATTTGTTCGGCGTCTCTTACTATGTCTGCTATATTAATAACATAATCTTTTGTAGACCAACTTACACATACCATATTCTTTTTAGTTTCTTCATCATTATATCCGTGTAATACAAACTCACTTGAACCTGCTCTACCATTTTCTATTAACTGACCTGATTTTCTTATTGCTCTTAAATGTCTATACCCAGGAAATAACTTGTGTAGTGTAGTTTCAAATTTAGCTTCAGGTATCGTTATCCAATTTTTAAAAAAACATTTAGCTGTATAACAATATCCAGAATTATAAATGTGGTGCATAATTGGAGCGTCTTTTGCAACCAATATATCTGGTACAAAATCTTTATAAAGATTATTACAACCTAATATTACACCACGAGGTTTTAAAGTTTTTAAATCAAAACCTTTTCTACTTCTTCCATTACCAATACAAAATGCTCTATTTGCCATATTTAAACTGATAAGTATCCAAAACATACTTGTATCCATTACAACCATCTTTTAAATTATCAACATACTTGTAATGTTCAGTTAAACAACCGCCTAGGTATTCACATTTTTTACAAATATCTGATATGGTCTTTTCTTTTTCTTTTATACACCAATCTTCGTATTCTTTAAAACTATTTAATTCTAAAAAGTATTCTCTATCGTCTTTATCAAATTCCAATACAGCGAATTTACCATTTGGTGTAATATATAAGTGGTCATCACTATAAGCGTTATATTTTCCACTTAACGAGTCTATTATTTTATCTCTATTTACAAAATTATAATCACCATCTTTTGATCCCTTTTCCAGCATTAATAAATCTAAAACTTTGTTTTCAAATTCTGTATGTGTTATCTTTTGGTCATTTGCTTGATTAGAACTATAAGGTTTTAATTCTACACTTTTAAGATGAGATTCTTTATGTTGGTCTATACTCAACTTGTTAATATTATTAAATGTTTGCCACCAATGTTCGCTAGAGCGGCTCAACACTTCTCTTGTTGCTAAGCATAATATAGAAAAATCAACTGGAAGTTTCGCCATATTATCTTTAACTTTTTCATAGTCTTGTCTAGTCTCTAAATCATAACTAACACTTAAATAATAATCGGGATTAAAAAATTCTTCTCTTAATACAGATAAATTTGTATTGATATTAATTCTATCTTTATAATAAAGTCTAATAACTTCTGTGATGTTCTTTAATTGTTCTTTCTTTAATATACCAATCTCACCACCATATAAATCAATATGATTAATTTCTCTATGAGCAGAAACTTCTGCTAGTAATTCATTTAATCTTTCATCACTTATAGTTTTAGTATCGCCTAATTGTTCAGGTGTAAGATAACACCAAGAACATCTAAAATTACAATGATAAGATGGATTAACTGATAAATTAATTTTCTGCTTCGTCATAATCTAATTCCTCAAAGAATGGTATAATATCGTATACTTCTTTTTCCATTTGTTGTATAAATTTAAAAAACTCTAATTCGCTCATATGTTATAATCAAAATAACCAGTAAGTCTTTCAACCCCAGCTTCTTTAAACTCTCCAATTTTATGTTCCCAAGTACTTTTGTGATTTAATAATATAACATCACACTTACCAGGATATAAAAAAGCAGATAATTGTTTTGTCTCAGCAGTTCTTACTTCTAAATGTCCTCCAGTATCAGGATTACTAGCTCCAGTAAAATACATAAGAGCTGCTACATTTGCTCCTTCTTTCAAATCATTATGCCAATTTAACGAACCTTTGTCTACTCCATTAATAATTTCTGGTTGTCCATATAAGTTAAACTTACCAGACAATTGACTAATATATTTATCACCTAAATAAGTATGGCACATTTTGAGAGCTTTCTCAACATCTGGTGTATGTACTGCCACTTTATATCCATCTTGTGCTTTAAATGGTATTTCAATACCATCAAAAAATCTAAATGGTACTGGATCCAAAGTAGGCCAAACTCCA